TAGATTTGTCAACCAGCAGTCCCGATCCCGAAGCCCGAAGCCCGATAACCCGAACAATTATTCGGGATGGCACGGCTGGAGATGAGAGATGAGGCTGTTTCCGAACAATTCTTCGGCTTTCTGTCCCCGATCCAGCCCGATATTTCTGGGAAACCCGAACAATTTATCACACCGAACCCGATCCATCAGGATTTTGCTCAACGCCTCTACCCCGAAACGGGGTTTTCTGGTAAATTGTCCGAATCTTTGCTATTATCGACTATCTCAACCCGAACATCTTTGTCTGGCGTTACGTTACGCATACGACCTTCAGCTAATTTTTTAAATTCTTCCAGTTTTTCAACGATTTGCTCCCTAGTAAGCCCGTTCATATCCTCGTGCATAACGTGTGATTTGTTGACCAGTAGTCCTGTCGCCTTCAATCGCAACTCTTCAGCCCGAATAGCCTCCCCGATTTTGCCACTCTGCCAAGCATCATCACGCATCTTTTTTAAATCCCGAACAGATTTCTCCACAGTGACCCCAAACTTTGCGTTAGCCTCCATACGCATCTCTTGGTATCTTTCCTGTACCACAGGGTTACGCAACAGCCTTACAGCGTCAACTGATGGGTTGCTATACCCAGCATCTCTTGCAGACGCAGTTTGCGTCATGTCCTTATGCATGAAGTTATCTAAAAATTTTTGTTGTTTTTCAGTGAGCCTTTTCCAACCTGCTTTGGTTTGCTCCTTTGTCAGTGTTTGACCTACCTGCACCATACCGAACAATTCTCCATGTTTTGTCGCTACGATCACTATACAAAATGCTACAGAAATATCAAGTGTATTGGGGTGGGGGTGGTGGGTTACTTACCACCACCCTATACCCCCTTATAGGGGGGAAGTAGTGGTAAGTTGGTAAGTTGCAATAAAATCAATAACTTACAGTCCGAAACGTAGTTACCGACTTAACTCGTAACCTATGTAAGTAAATCTCTGTAACGTAGGCTACATAACAAATATTAACTTACCTACAATTTTACTTACCAAGTAAGTTGGTAACTTGGTAAGTAAATTAGTTATTTTGGTAAGTTATCAAGTATGGTTTTGAAAGCATCATTAATTTCTTTTTTGCTTTCTTCATTCTCTTTGCAATCCTCACCATAAAATTCATCACAGGCAGATTCAAGTTCAGTTCTGATTATTTCAATAGCAATATCTAATTTCATTCATTACCCCCTTTCTTTTTCATGTCAGTATATTCTCTTCTATACCGACTCAAAATTTCTGGTCTTTCTTTATTAGCAAAGATAAGCACATCATTGTCCTTATCAATCTCGATATAAGACCTCCTATCGTGTACGGGGTGTATAAAGTCTGGTTCACCCCATATCTTTTTAGCACGATTATATTCATCACCTCTAAAACCAAAGAAGTGAACTATTTTTTTAATCATCATTACCTCCTTTCTCTCCAGCAGAAACAGACCCGAACATTTCTTCGGAAACCTCGTCCCTGTTGTCGCAATCCAAGCAGATCAGATTGCCATTTTCATCTTCATGCGAAACCCAATCGGGTTTCACAAGTTTTTTACATTCCATACAAATCATAATTTAACCTCCTATCTTTTTATAATTGTGTTCAAAAGGGTGAACATAGTCTTCACATTTAATTAAAGGGTCATCACCTTTACCTATCCATTTGCCATCTTCACCTATTTCCCATATACCATGAAACTTGTTTTCGCTACCATATAGCACTCCTGTTTCTTCATGGTAATCATATTCTCCAGATTCATACATTTTATAAGCATCTTCTGGGCTATCTGCCTCAACCTTATAATCTTCGTAAGCAATTAAATGAAATCTAATAATATAATTTTTTTTACTCATGGTTATTAACCTCCTCTCAAAAGAATAAGGTGGGGTATATCCCCACCTATATTAGTTAGTGTTGTTTTCATGTAATAAACGAAATGATTTGAACTTACGTTTTGGTTTTGGTTCAGACCAATTATGTTTATTACTCGTATAATGCGACCAACCTAGAGCATCATAGAGGTGGCTAGGATTTAAGCCAAAGTTTGTATAACCCTCTAGTATCGTATGGAAGTAAGAAGAAGATGGTGGCAATATGTCTTTATTGTTATTCATCTTATAAGTCATAATGCCATTGACTTTAACTTTACCATAGAGAGTTGGATAACCCTCATAAAAATCTAAAGCCTTTTCACAATCTTCAGTAATCTCCCAAACACCTACAGGCAACAAGTCCTCTTTATCATAGCTTGGCACAATATCGGCAACATGGCGAAATACCAATTTCCAATTTGGTATATACATAGCACCCAAATGTTTTGCATTAGGGCATCTAGTCGCCATGCTACTGTGGTTTAAGTTAGAACCATAAGCAAAATATAATTTTGTCATGTTCTTAATTAAACTCCCGTATTAGCTTTGCCACAGCCTTACGTCTAATCTTCTCGTAAGAACGTAAGTCTTTTTTAGGCATTGGCACATCAGCATACCCGTAAATAAATTCTTCTTTCAATTTACGCATATTGCGTCTGTCCTTTTTTGTCATATCTTTTACGTACATAATGTACTCCTTTCTGTTAAGTTAAAATTAAGATATGATGTATATATATATACCCAGAATATATATGTCAAGTATATTTATAAAAAAAAATTATATTTTTATTATTTTGTTAAAAAACGGCTTGTTTTAAAGGGCTACAGGGGGGTGGAAAGAACCCCCCGTGTATGTTTGTACCCCCCTAATATGAACTATTAGGGCATTTCCCATCTATAAAAGATATGAGCATTAATCCTCACAGTTTGTGTGAAAGCATCTTTCCAATATGGCTGGACGTAGTGAGCATGGTAGTGAGTAGAACCATCTGTTACATCAATGCTCACATGATTGTTGATAATAGCATACGATAATTCTTCAGCCCAGATATATGCCTGCTGGTCTGATATATGTTCGGGTTTTCCATCACAGTAGAAGCTGAAGGCACATTTATTCCGAACAATTTTTCGGGTATCCCATGAGTATCGGAGTCCGTCAGTAACTACTTCACAGACAGTATCTGGAAACCTATGATCCGAAACCCGATTCATAATAACTTGCCCGACAGCTAGTTGTCCGACAGTAGACTCCGATCTCGCCTCAAAGTATATGGCATGAGCCATACACATTAAAGCAGTTGCAGTTTCCAACATCATTTGACCATCTTATTTTTCACATAGACTATACGTCTAGCCTGTGATTCGGTTATGTTAAAATGATCTGCCAAGTCCTGCAACCCGAACTTTTTCTTGGTTGTTCTGTCCATGTGAACCCCCGACTTCTCGATATGCTTGAACTTGCCCTTGTTATCTTCCCAATACTTTTGCACAGCAAAGATAAAAGATTCATGGAATTTAGTCATTAGGCAATTTCCTTTGTGAAAGGTTTGCTCTGTTCTTTTATTGCATTGTAATAATTCATACAATCATTCCAGACACCGACCCATTGATCCTCTGTTACACCATAGGACATGAGAGCATTTTTCATAACCCTAGTCGCTGTATCTGTCCATACAATGGCATTGACCATAGCATATTTCCATGCACCGATCTCCCTTTCCAATGTATCGTTTTCAACACTTTGATTAACACCGAGTAAATGTCCGAGTTCATGGAGTGCTGATACATAATATCCTGTATTCTTTGTTGGACGAATACAGATTGTCCTGTTGTTTTGGTCAGCATAATATCGTGGCACTTTCTCGCTTAATGATTGATACCGAACCCGAATGTCATGCCTTGCACATAACTCCTGTATATGCAAAGCCATATCAATACGTTTTACTAATTCTCTAGCCATATAATCCCCCTTTCTATTTTAATCGTGTTATTTTTGTGTAATCTTGACCACTTGATACAAGGCATTGTTGACCTTTGCCTAGATTTTCAAGCATATCAATTTCGTCTTTATTAAGTTCATTATCCTCAATGAACTCCGACATATTACCTATATGTATGGTATATCCATCTTCCTGTATGGATATTATTTTGTCACTATTCATATTTAACCTCGCTTTCTCTTAATTAATATTAGTGTGAGTGACCTGTAAATTTGATAGAACATGACTTCGGGCAAAACTACTTTGATCGTATATAAGACTGTGTAATTTGGTTCTGAAACCCATTTGAGGGCAATCTTTACATACGACATTTACAGTTAGGATACACTCACTTACCCAGAAAGGTCTTTTTTTTGCCTCCCTCATTCATTAAATTATTATTAAATCTTACCCATTAATAATATAGGAACAATACTACCTAGTCAATACACTTTTGTTTTTTTTTATTTTCATATCTGTAAACAAAGGTGCATCACCTAAAATTCTATTTGTTCCTATGTTTAAATAATCCTCATTTAGTTCAATTAATGTTGCATTACGACCAAGCCTGTCAGCAACTAACCCCGTTGTTCCCGAACCACCAAATGGATCAAGAACATAACCATCTTCTGGACAGCCTGCTAAAATGCAGGGTTCAATTAACTCTGTTGGATACACAGCAAAATGTGCCTCCTTGAATGGTTTTGGTGATACTGTCCACACCGATCTTTTGTTTTTAGTTTCGTAAGACATCTCTAATCCACTATGGGGAACTAGACCCGTACCCTCATTATGATACTTACCATTTGTTCTATCACGAGTACCCCAATCTTGTTTAACCTCTTCTTTGATTGCCTCGTTATCATAATAATAGTTTTTCTTTTTACTCAACAAAAATATATATTCATGTGCCTTTGTGCATCTATCTTGTACGCTTTCAGGCATAGGGTTTGGTTTGTGCCATATAATATCTTGGCGTAAATACCAACCATCTTCCTGAAGTCCAAACGCTACACGAAATGGAATACCGACTAAATCTTTTTGTTTTAAGCCTTTAACAACTGGTGGTCTGGTTACGCCATAGTCTGCATCACCCCGAACAGTCTGGTTTGTTGTTGAAGTCCGACCACCACTGGAGTAACTATCACCTAGATTCAGCCACACAGTACCATCATCACGAAGCACTCTGCGAATCTCTCTGAAAACCCGAACAAGAGTTCGGACATATTCTGCTGGCGTTGCTTCAAGACCAACCTGTAAATCTTGTCTTACTGCACCACATTTAGGACATTTGCTTTTATATATGGCATCACCGACAACATTACCTTGATCGTGCATAGCTTGGTGTCCTGTCGCTGTCTTAACAGTTTTCCCGATCTTTGTAGTCCTCATATGTGGACAATTAGGATCGCCACCAACCCATGTGCCAGTTTGGTAATCTCTTAACCCCCAGTATGGTGGTGAAGTAACAACTGTATTAAAATGTTTGTCAGGTAATGTCTTTAAAACCTCCCTGCAATCCCCCGTTAAATATTCTACTGTCACGAATCTAATCTCCCCTTTTCTCGTAATCTTTTCTTTATTGTATATTCTTTTTTAGAGAGCTCTTTTAACTGTCTATCACAAGACCCACAGCTAACATCTGTCCGACCTTTGTAGACCCGACCTCTAGTTAAAGCTCCACACCAATCACAATTTATATGATTTTCGTAATACCTCCAGTAACCATCTGTCATATATTATCCCTCGCTGTTGTTGCCTCATACTCACCTCGACTCATCACACCACTCATGGTACCGAGCCACTTACGACCACCAGATGTAGTGAAGCTATATTTACTGATCCTGCCACCGACAATTAATTCCCGAACAATTCCGTCAATCACACGCTGTGATAGGTGGTGCAACGCTTCAGGTGAGTCAGCATCAGTCATTCGGTTTAGGATACCATCAGCAGTTCCCTGTTGACACAATGCCCGACCTTCTCTTTCACACCGAGCTATCCACTCGTATAACGCAGTTTTCCTTACATCTCTGTTCGTTCCCATGTTTAACTGTTCTATTTCATCAGTCCGATCTACCAGCAGTCCAGTGTATGTATCCCGAACAAATCTTCGGATTGTACGATTTGCAGGTCCGTTTGATTTAACAATCGCACCATCAAAACATCTGTTTCTCTGGTACTCTATGTTCAGTTCTTTGCATCTTCTCTTGGCTGTTTTCTCGTCCAACTGCCACAGAGTAAAAGCACACCGAACCCCGTCAACCAAAGCTGACGTACCCCGAATAAGGTTTCTGGCTTGCTCTGGTGTAGATATGACAGCATCATCTTTTACCTTTGTCATGTGGTGGCACATCATCACTGACGCACCAGTTTCTGACCCGATTTGTGATAGTAAACCAGTGAGTGCGGCTCCTGCCGCTGGATCTGCATTTACATCTGCGTGAACAAAAGAAGCCAATGGATCAAATATAATCAGCTTCAGGTTATTAATCTGTAAGATTTGTTCGTATATACGTTCAAACTCCTGTGATGTGCTGTACTCACCATGTATGTTCTGCATGATTGGAAACACCCCACCAAAGTTAGGTAACGATACAACTCTCAACTCATGGTGGTAGTTAAACCTCTTACCATCTGGATCAAGACGTTCAATACGTCTGTGCATCTCACCTTCATCATCTTCTGCTGTGAATATAATCACGTTGCCAAACTCTTTAACCAAACCACCAAAAGAGTTTTGACCATAAATACCAGAGGCTACCTTCATGCCTAAATCCAGTGTAAGCATACCTTTTCCTGCATCTCCAGACGCACTTAATATTATTGGTACGTTCAATGGGAATGTGGCATCAACTAGAAACTTTTGTTCGGGTGCTGTGCCAGTAAACCTTGATACCAGTAAACTCTCGTCCAGTAGATTTATGTTTTGCTTGGTGTTCTTACTGGTTGTGTTAAGAAAATTATTTATGTCAAAGTCTTCTGATATGGCATCTGCCGCATCCCAACCCTCTGGCTTACCTCTTGGTGGTGTCAACATAGTTACTGACCTTGCACCAGCATTAAGCGATAGCTCTTGCACTAGCTCTGCAACTCTCCTACCAGCAGTGTCATTGTCCTGCCATAAGATAACTTCTTTACCTTGCAGGGGAGAGAAGTCATACTGTGTCGCTGACTTCTTTGTAAGCATACCAGCACCTCCCATTGTACAAGTAGCTGTGTGTCCTATGTTATTCAAAGCATCTGCACACTTCTCACCTTCTACCCATATAACTTTATCTGAAGCTAAAATGTTCGGGATATTGTATAATGGTCTGACATCAGGCATACGAGGATATGGGTGGTCGCCAGTAAACTGTCTGAACTCTTTCTTTGGCTTGCCATGTGAGTCCAGTATAGGATTGCCTGCTCCATCACGAACAAGATACTTCCTGACCAAACATATAATGTTACCATCAGAGTTATAGTATTTGTACTCTGCATCATAAGGTGTCTGGTGATTTATCTGTGGCTTAACTGGATTCGCTGGTGCATCTTCCCGAACAAAACTTCGGGTTTCATCTATGTAGTCTGCGAACATATCTTTGATTTCAGGCAGTCGCAACCCTTGACCCTCCATCAATATCTTAACAATACCACCGATACCGACACCACCATTAAAATCCTGACCCTTCATAAAGTATGGACTGCGTGGATTTATATCTATCTTTAATGACTTGCCCGATTCGCCATGTAATGATCCGATAGAGAATTCATCACCACGAGTTGTACCCTGTGGAAATGTCCTCTTCAGAACATCAATCTGTACTTGTCTTGGAACTTTATCACTTATTAATTCAACCAGTTCCTTTGCTGTCATAGTGCTTTTACTACTATTAAATGGTAATACTCTCATTTCCTAACTCCCAACATCTTTTTCTAAACTCGCATCTTTTACACGCAAAGTAATCCGAATTTACTGCTATGCGTGGCAATATTTCATTATGTTCCACAGCTTTTAAAATGTCTACTGCCTTGTCGCTTATTTGCTGTGCCAACATTTTATTGAACGGAACTAACTCAAAATATATTTCACAAGTATTTTTATTAACCACTGTAAACAAAGCAGGATTGTTTAAATCCATGTATGCTTGGTACAGAGCTATTTGAGCTGCATATACGGGGTTTACCTCGCTAACCCCTTTCCGAACAAATTCATTAAAACTTTTATCATTTGCTGATTTACATTCCCATAATGCAGGATATGCCATATTAACAGACCCACCACATATCACACCATCTATATGACCTTTTATCCTATCATCAGCTATTGAGAAACCATATTGCTTTCCACTCTTATCTGTGCTCCTCAAATCAAATCCTGCATTGTACAACCAACCATGAGCCATGTCTTCAATCACATGACCAAACTCAAATATACGCAACACCTTTGCACTAAATTGGTTTTCAACATCAGTTTCTACACCCATGTAACGATACTGTATTTTTCTTGAACATGGGTCGCCCAAAGATGAAGCACCTAAATATCTTCTCTTTTCTTTCTTTTTATTCTGCTCCTGAATACTGTCATCAATAATGTCTAGTATTTTTTTACTAATATCATTACTGTTTGTATTTGAGCCAGATGTCTGCCAAATAAGTTTCGTTAAACTCATATTCCAAATCCCCTATCTCTTCTTTACAAAGCATAATTAAAACTAGAATCTTTTCTTCGTCTAATTCAGACAACCTAGTATTCCAACCAAACTTACCAAATAAACTGCCAATCGACTTTAATGAATTGTCGGATCGTCCAGATTGAGTGTTGTTTGATACTTCCATCTATCCTCCTCTTTGCCTTTAAAAAATGAAAACGTAAACAATTCATCACCTCTATATGATGCAATAGCCCAGCCTGCATTAATACCTTGTTTCATTCTTGCTAATACTTCATCAACAGAGTCCGATACACTTTCACAAAAGTAATCATCAAAATCATTAGGATTTAAAGAATAAGGAAATTCAACAGTCGTGTAAAAATTTACATTCATATCTCCCTCATCTGTTTTTATAAGCATTTTAACTTCTATACATGGAGTCATGTCTTTCCACACTCTTTTATTATTTTTTCCAGATACCATTTTGCTTTTTCTAAATCCTCCACTCCATTTTTATCTCTATATCTCCAAATGTATTTAATAATATTACCTTGCAGATAATACTCATAGCCTTCGCCCAATGCAGATTTAATTGCATCAATACATTCAATCTCACTTTTAGTATAATGTGACGGAAAGTTTACGTTATCTTTTTTCATGTTTCTCCCTCACATTACTAATCATATCGTCTACTCTACCCTTATTCCACAAATAATTCAAATAACACGCCGCTTTGTATTTTGTCCAAGAGAAGTCAAACCCTGATACCATTACACCATTACGGCTTAACATATCTCTCTGTCTGTCACTAATACGTTCATTTAGCCATCTACGACCTTTCTTTGCACTATCACTATCTTCAATCTCTCTGAGAAAGTCATCAGCAGATGCGATAGCCTGCTTGCGTGTTCCTATACTAATCATTCTTATCCTGCCACCAGAACGCTTTACAAGACCACAGGATAAATCATCTAAATCTATAACCATTGCAAAGCCATTGAACCCTGTCGCTGCGACACATTTACCTGTACCAAATATATCTATCCAACGGAAAGGTGATCTGTCTAATAGATCTACCTCTGTCATGGAGAACTCTTCTAGCTGTGAGTTATCATCTTTGCCAAACTCGTGACCACACATAGGACACTCTCTGACACTTAAAGGAACAACAGAGTTACATTCTGGACAAACCTTTTCTGGTGCGTCACCTTTTAACTCTGATTGTGAACCCTCAAGATTAACTTCTTCTTCGAGTGATCCATGTGTTAACACAGATGTACCAAAGTCAAGTACAACACAATCTGTCTTGATAATATCTGGATACTCATCTGGATCAATGGTTCGTAATCCACGACCTATCATCTGAACCATTGTTGATTTGTAAGAGCAAGGTCGTGTTAGAACAATACAGGATACAGGAGGTGAGTCAAACCCCTCTGTTAGTACAGATACGTTGACTACAACCTGTGTATCCCCACTTGACAAATCCTCCAAAATCTCCCGTCTCTCGGCTTTGTCTGTGCTCCCTGTAACTATCTTTGCATTAACACCTTCTTCTACAAACTCCTCGCATAAATCTTCTGCGTGTGCCACTGTCGAACAGAACACCACAGTCTTTCTATCATGTGCTTTATCTAACCATTCGCTTACAACCCTTTGATTGATAGCTCGCTTGTTCATAATACGAGCTACTTGATCCATATCAAAATCAACCACTGTTTTCCGAACATTCTCAAGTTCAGAACGTACACCCACGTCAATGACGTAGGTTCTTGGGGTGACAAGAAAACCTTCACGAATGAGTGTTGATATTTCGATTTGGTGGCTGCAGTTGCTAAAGACTGAACGCAAACCCTTCTTATCCCCACGATTAGGCGTAGCAGTGAAACCAACGATTTCAACTTTGTCATTAATTTGTTTAGCATGATCAATTATCCGAGTGTAAGTATCAGCTACCACATGGTGGCTTTCATCAACGACTACCATGTCCATAGCTTTCATGTTATCTAAATTGTTTGGTCTGGATAATGTCTGCACCATAGAAAATACAGCATCTCCGTTCCAATCTTTCTCTTCAGCATTAACAATGCTGGTCAATATATTTGGGTTTATGCGTTTAAACTTATCCATATTTTGATTAACCAGCTCATCTCTGTGCTGCAGAACCAGAACATTTCTTCGGGTTTCGCAGCGTTTACCTATCAAAGCAGAAAGCATTATTGTTTTGCCTGCACCCGTTGGTGCAACAACAACAGTATTGCCATGCTTATCCAAAGCATCTATAGCCGAATTAACAGCAATCTCTTGATATGGTCTTAAAAGCATAAAACTCCTTTCTCTTAATTAAATTACTCAACTGCCTTAACCGAACTCAACACACCTAAGAACAGCCCACTTAAACTGAACGCAACTGCCTTAACCAAGCACACCTCACCCAAGCAAACAGAAACACACAAAAACGTAGGTAGCCTCAACAGCCGTAACACAATACAACAAACCTCGCCTGAACGCACCTCTCCTGAACGTAACGCATCTAAACAGCCTAAACATAACTAACAGCACCTCTCCCCAAGATAGCACAACTCAACTGCCTGAACTTATCGCACCCCTACATAGAATATCGCACCTCACCCCAACTGCCACAACGCAACGCAACTGACCTGAATGTAACTCACCTCACCCAACAATAACTGCCTAAACGGATCGCACCACAACGCACCCCTCCCATCCACAGACTAACAAAACTCAACTGCCTTAACAGAACCAAACGAGCAGCACCATAACTCAACTGCCTCAACAGAACTTAGCCAACCAAACCTCAGACTACATTTGCTTACCTTAATTCACCCAAACTGCCTCAACTGATCCTAACTGACCCAAGAAAACCCAACCCCTGCTGAACTGCCATAACGTAACGCAACATATCCTAACTGATCTGACCCCTCCTCAACACGACACAACAGCCTGAACAAAACATAACGCAACCTAACGGAGCGTTCCTCACCCCTACTTGCCGTTTGTTAACTGCCTTAAAAAAAGTGAGGCTTATATAGCCTCACTCTTTACACTATGTTCTTCCAAAGAATTTGCTACTTCTTCAAGGTTCTCTATATCTACTTCTTTTACAGCACAGATACCTTTATATCTTTTAGTCCAAGATCTTAATTCTCTACAGGCTTGACGACATAACTCAGCAACAGTATCAGGGTTATCCAAGTCAAACTTTTGATAACCACCACCCTGTGCTCTACCATCTATAGGAGAGATGTAAGTAGGAAACTTTAACACCTTTGGTTCACTAATACCAATACTATCTGTTACATCAACAGGATCAGGTGTTACATCTTTATATTTAATGGTTATCCTACAACCTGAGAAAAACTGACGAATTTGCTGTATTCTATATTTAATCGCAGCTTTTTCATCATCCCACTCTAATACTTTATACATTGGGTGGTCAGGCTGTGTAGACAACCATTCGTGAAACTCGGCAGGAACAATAGTGTTCCTGCCTGTTTTATTTAGATAATCATCAACAATTGCTTGACGATCTCTTTTGCCAAATCTTTTAGGTTTAGCCATTAAGCAACCTCCTTAATAATAGCCGCTCTTTTAAGCCTCTCTTGCGTAATTGCTTCATAGAGTTCGTGGCTCATATTATCATGTGCCTCAATCTCAGGATTTTCTAAAGCAAGTTTTTGACAAGTAGCACCTTCTTCTTTGACTAGATGATCAAAAATCTTTTGATCATCTTTTGTTTGGACGATCCTATATCCTCCCATCGGACCACCCTTTTCAATTCGCCAATCACCCAAGCCACATAACGTGCCTGCATTAACGAGCAATGCCGTAATGTCAAGCTGACTAAATGTAGGGTTAATATAACGAACTGTAACTTCAGTACACCAATTAGGTAATTTAGCACGGGTGCGAATATCAGGTGTTCTGTTTATATCAGAAGAACGAACAACAGACATATTCATATAGGGTTTACCCCACACATTAATATGTTCACCCACAACATAGATACCACGATTGATACTAGCTTTTGTTACACCAGCAGTTTCAAGAGCCGCAGTTGCCATGCCTCTCTTAATACCTGTGGACGGGAAACTAAGATAAGAACCATTAGTGCCATTGATATAACAACTATCTACAAACTCCTCTTCAGGATTATGTTTGATTTCTTTTTTCTCAGCGGCAGTCTTCTTCGCTGCACCCATAAGCAAAGTCTTTTGTGCTTTCAAAGACATTGAATTGTAAATTAAAGGTGCAGTGCCTATGATTTTAAAAGACACCTCTGTCTGTTGTAATGATTCAATACTTAACCCCATTGCTTTAACTGTATTTTTTTTAGCGACCATAATTGCCTCCTTTCTCTTGATTAATTTTTGTTATAATTTTTTATTAATGATTTTAAAAACTGTACTTTAGATACAGAGAAACCTACGTTATCTTCAAATACAGCTTTCCTATTTAAAAACTCCTCATTTTCCTCATCTGTAAAAGTAATATTTACAGAATGAGGAGTTCTCTGCTTTTTCCTCAACGACTGTCGCCTCGCATATTCTTTCGCAGACAGGTCAGGACTGAGTTCAATGTCATCATCGTGCATTACTTCGCCCAATCTGGAACATTGTTCCCAACTTGATTTTGTTGAGGTTGTGCCTGTGTAACAGGTGGTGTAGGATTATTGCCACCAATATATCCTGTCTGATTAGGAGTTATAGGTGCAATCAATCTGTTACGATCTGCATACCCATTAGTTCCTTTTTCAATACCAATCTTAATACACAACTGCATATTGTTTAAATCTTCTATGCTGTTAAGCTGTCTAGCTTGTTGTGCGTTTGGTGTTGTATCATCAGGATTAATGTTACGAGCACTTTCTATAATTGATCGCATAGTTCGCAAACCAATCTCTTTAGCAACAGGAACATTACGTTCACTCATCTTGTCACCATCGACAAAAATTCTGTGCCAAACCTTACGACCATTATAGTCACCACCTGTAATGGTAAATACTACAGGCATCCATTTTGCCCTACCACCACCTTGTGATTTTTTAAAAAAGTTACCCCTACCAAATTCAGGTAGTTCCACATCACCACCCTCTAATAGTAAGTTAACTCTTGCAATAGTATTTTCTGGAATAAGTTCAAACTCACCAGATGAACTACTATTAGGTTCAATGTTATTAAAGTCTATTGACATCATTTACCTCCTTCATCTTTTAAACTAAAATCTAAGTTTCTTTTTTGTGTTGGTTCTTTGCCAGATATTTTATTAAGCAATTTACCAAGATTAGGTTCTTCAATTAGATCGAGATTACCCGACCTATCCTTTGCAGGATACCCCCACTCATTAAGAGTATGGCAAACGAAAGCACGATAAGGTGGTGTGTCTTCGTTACCAGGCATGATAGCCATAGTAATCACCTCATCAACAATGCCTGGTAGTTCTCGTCCTGTCTTAGAACCTTCTATTTGAAGGTCATAATTAGTACGATTGTAATCGTCTACCTTACTATCAAGAATACCTACGAATATAACATTCTTATCACGTATATGTTGTAGGTGGGTTAGCCAAGCCATCATCTCTCTACCCTGCATACCATAAGCTGCACGGGTATCTAAACGACCACTTGAAGTTTTACAATCTGGCTGACCTTGACACCATTGAAAACAAAGGCGACCAGCGACTGTAATACTGTCCACAAATATTGTATCGTATTTAGATAACATCTCTGTGGGATTGCCATATTCTTGGCAAACTCTTTCATAATGACTAGCAGAGTATATCTGATCTTCATTCAGTGCAGGATTTGCACCACCAAGATAACACGCAAAGTCACGACATTCCTCCCATGTTCTAGGACGAATAACATCTATGTACCAATTTTGTATAGCGGCATCACCTGCCTCTAAGTCCATAAACAAAGTGCTTTCTGATGGTAGTGTACGCACCAAAGTAGTCTTACCTACACCACTCGGACCTCCTATAACGATCTTGTGTCCTCGCTTTTCTTTGAGCCTAGTTTCGGCATCTATAATTTTAAATGCCATTACTCAACCTCCTCAAAAGTTACTTTAACACCTTGTAGGCTAACTGTTCTAAACTCTTTTAATTTGTCTTGAACTTCAGGCACAGCATTAGTAAACTTTGCCTCTGGAACAGTGATGCTAACTTTAGCATAATGAGCTGCTTCTTGTGGTGGGAGAGTTTCTAAGAAGTCTCTTAATTTATTTTGATCCCAATCCACTTTTTTACGCATCTCGATTTTTATTTTATAATTATTTTCGATCAAGGTTGCAGTACCAAAATCTTTACCCTCCTGCCTAAGTAAGTCTTTGGCAGTATCAGAGTATCTAGTTTCGAGTGATTTGTTGAAGTCCTCCAACTCCTTTTTGGCTTGTTCGTATTTACGAACTAAAGTTTCTTTATGAGTTGCCAAGCTCTCTGCGATAGTAGCTATTGCTGTCATAAATCCTCCTTCCTGTTATTGATTAAAAAAAACCTTACCCATTAATAATATGGGATTTGTACGGAAATATCAAGTACTTTTTTTAGAAATTTTTATATTTATATTATATATTGCTTTCATCAGCTTTTTTTTAATAATGAAATCAGTGGTTTGCACACCTTTTGCATCTTCAACAATTTCTTCTTTTTCACCATTTTCATGTATTAATTTATAAACAAAGTCTGCAACATATCGACAAATTTTATGATCGTTGACAAGTATGTCGTACTTAACTTGACGTTGTAAATCTTCTACAACGCCTGCCATTTGCATAGATGCAAGTTGACCATAACGCTCTGCCTCCCATTTAGAATCAAATTTGTATCCCATAAACTCAGTTTTTTTAGCGTTATATTTATTGTACTTCCCATACTGTCTAGGATAGTGTATACTTTTTTTAATCATATCTTAGAAAGGATACAGTAAATGGCATCAAATGAAAAGTGGAAAAGTGTCAGTGTAAATATAGATACTTATGCAAAGATAAAAAAAATAGCACAAGATGAAGATAGAAAGATAGGTCAACAGATTTCTAATCTTGTTAAAAAAGAATATGAGAAAAGATATAGTAACTTAGGTATTGGTTCTGCTAAGCAGGTTTAACTTCTTCCATACGTTTACATAAACGCTCAGCCCTGTTTGTTACCTGACGATACCATCTGGAATCACGCATCTGATTTGCACTTTCTTGCCAATTGCCGTCCATGACAGCTTGTATATGTCTACGAAATCTGCTGTAACGAGGCAATCCGAGATTGAACATCATATTCGCTATTATTTGTTTTACAGGCTCTGGCAATTTATCCCAATCATCATAAACTTTTTTGCAATCCATAATCACACTTTGTATGTCTTGCTCAAAAAGCTCTGTTACTCTTTCCTCAGATATTTTTGTGCCTAAAGGTAAATCATATTCTGGGTCATCTTCACGACACAGATGACCTATCCCACAAGTCTTTAGCGAAAGATGATCAAGGTAAGTTTCATATTTGACCCCCTCATCAATGATGAGTTGCTCTTTTAATTTTTCTAAGTCCATTAATTTCTTCCTTGTAATTGTTTTGCTAACTCTTGAGTTTTAGGATTTGGATTAAAGGCAGCAGTCGTTGCTAAATTTTGTTGTGGTTGAGTTATATTTATACCACCCATTGAAGAAGATTGAACTGGTGCAGTAACATTAGGAGTTGGTATTAATGTTCTTTTTACCTCTTCAGATGTTTCGCCAATTTGTTCGGCGGCTGCTTGAGCACCTAATTGTCTTGTTGCAGCCGTTGTTCTTGCAGCTACATTAGCTACTGTTCCTAGAAGATTCATAGTTTTTGTTAATCTTTGATTAGGTGTACCTGTTTTAGCAAAGAAATTTAATGCTGTAGGACTTGCAAATAATCTTGCCATACCTTTCATTCTTACATTTGCTGGTAGTTTAGCAATAGGGTGAGCTGCAAAAGTGGCTGCATATATACTACCCTCTTTACCAACATCTCCTAAAAATGTTAAATCTTTTGCAAATTGTTCTAAATTTCTATAATGATTTTTACCTATAATTTGTTTTAAAACACCTGGTCTATATTGATTCATTGCATCAAGTAAAGCTCTTGATTTTGCAGGTGTTGTAAATATATCGTCTTTAATAGAACCTAATAAGTCAGTTATTACAGCTTGTCTTATTTTTACATATTCTCTAGGATTTCCAGAAAAAAATCTTTGTAATCTTTTTACTTCAGATATTGTTATATTTGTCCTAATCATCTCACCTGCAGCTTGTACAGGATCAAGGTTATTTAAATTAAAATCTTTAATAATTTTTAAAGAGTTAGCTTCTTGAAATTCTTTAGATGTTTTAGCTACATCTTTTAAAGCATCAGTTATACCTTTGTTAGCATTTGCTTTAACTATATTTCGTAAAGCAGCATCATCAATATTTGTAAGGCTAACTTGACCAATTGTGTCGGCTAGTTTTTGTACTTCATTCCATTGTTTGCCAAATAAAACTTTTCCTGTCGTTCCTAAATTATTAATATGATTTCTAAATGCTTTACCATTAAACATTTTAGGATTAAACAAATCTAAATTTGTTTTTCCTAACGCATCATTTAAATATGATTTTGCTAACTGTGATCTCAATTGTTCTTGAGCAGTTTTATCTACAACTAATTTTCCTTTTTCCATCTTCGTCATAGAATTTAATACAGAATTTAATCTTTGTGGTGAGTTTGATTTAATTATTTTATCAAAAAATTTATCGGTGTTAAATTTTCCATTGGTGTTGTAAGACTGTCTCATATCCCTTATGACACCAAATTTTTCTAAATCATCAAAAGGTTTTTTACCATCTTTGTAAAAACCCGCAGCTTTGTCTCTTAACTTACCAATTTCTTTAAGTTGATTTTTAATTTGTGGATTATTTTTTATTATATTTTCTAATCCACCCACACCTTTTGCACTTGCAGCTAAATGATCTGCACTTAACAGAGTATCAAATTCATCTAATAATCTTCCTAATTGTTTTCTTCCTTCAGAAGATAAATCTGCTGTTCCATAATATAAAGTATCATTAATTATTTTTCTTTGAGCAGATAATTGAGTAAAAGTTGCTTTATAATTATCATCTCCTACTTTTAATGCTTTTACTTTTTTAATTGCTGCAGCTAATTGAGGTTCTAACAAATCAGGATTACGGATATTAGCAACTCTATCCATAATATTATTAGTCAAAGCATTTAATTTACCTGCATCAATAAATCTTACATCACCCGCAAAAGTTCCAGAACCTCTTACTAATCCGTCTAAATTTGCTAAAGCGTCATCTAATTTAGTATAATTAATGTCAGCAACATCTTGAAAGTTTTTAAATGATTTAATCATTGAATTTACTGCAAAATCATCAATATCTAAATCACTTTTAACTCCTTTTTCTAAAACATCAACGCTGTCTTTTACTGCCTTTAATGATGCTTCACGAGCTTTATTTAAATCATCTGATAATTTTTTATATTTAGGCCCTGCAACATTTGCAAAAGATTGACCAGCAGCATCCAAATCTGCTAATTTTTTTAAAAGAGCTTCTTTTTCTTGTATTGCTAAATTAGTATTGTTAATAATTCTTTGATAATCTCTAGTTGCACCTTCAGCAAATTTTTGAGAATAAGCTAACGGAGCAGGAGCACCTAATCTTTCAAGACTTGGTTTAAAACCTCTCCTAACAAGATCAGCTCCTCTTGCCGCATCTAATGGATCACCTGATAACCTTTTAGCACCAGCACCTATTACATTTTTAGCAACTCTAAATGTTCCAAGCGTTACTAAATCAACTGTGCCAGCTAAAGCAGCTTCTTTTGCTAAATCTTTTCCTATTTCTGGTAATGTTTGTTTTTGAACACCAAGTAAAGCCTCTATACCTTCTTCGGCTGCTTGACCAGTTGCCGCACCAGCCGCAGCTCCAGCGGCACTTCCAAACACCCCACCAGGTAAACCTAATATACCACCAACAATTGATCCTACTGTTTCAGGAACTACACCTGCTAAATCAGCAAAGTCACGAGCAGAAAATCCTTTTTCTTCTAACACCACATTTTTATCAGATGGTTTCATTCCAACTTTTGATTGACCGATTGGTGTTAATGCTAATCTACCTTTTGAATCTTTTGTATATCCCTCTTTACCAACTTTTTTAAGAAGTATGGCCTCTTTCTCTTCCTCTGTTTCTCCAAAAGAAACTAAAGCTCTTAGTCCACCAGTCGCACCAGTTTCATAATCAAAGTCTGCATCTTCATCAGCAGTTTTTGATTCTTGTAATAAATCTTCAAAAGAGCTAGTTTTTTGAGTAGTTGGTTGACCAAAAAATTGAGATTTAATTTTAGATACTTCTTCTTCAGTAGGCTCATCACCTGCAATTCTTACTTTAACTACTCCGTCATTAGGTGTTCTAACTTGTATAATTCCCATATTAACTCACAATGTCATAAATGCCGTCATCACCTTTAACAAGACTAGCAGTTGGATCAGCTTTGACTGACTCTCTATTTATATTTACTCCAGCACTTTTTAATTTAGAATATGCTTCATTAACATTGTTTCTGCCTTTAGTAATAATGACTTCGTATAATCTGCCAAGTTTTCTAGTTAATTCTGCTTCATCACCTTCAGTGAATGATATTTTACCTACAATTTCTCTTACTAATTCTCTATCAGTATCTGATAATGTTTTACCTGATTCACCTAAAATATCTGCTGCATTTTCTGCTTGTAATTTAGTTAACAAAGTTTGTATTTGTTTTATAGGTGTAGTATCACCACCAACATCAAAACCAAGATTTCTAAATCCTTGAACAACACTTTGACCTAACTGTGAAACAACATCAATGTCAGTTCTGTTTAATAAAGATGCTATTTCTTTAAAATCTTTTTCTTGTCTGTTTAAATCTTGTTCCATAGATTGAATTTGACCTATTACACTATCAGCATCATCTACAAAGGCAGGTTTAACATTACCACCAGCGTTAGCGTCTGGTAATTGAACATAAAATCCTAAATCTTTGTCAGCTCCACTAAACAAAGGAATAAATTTAGATGTTTTAGAATATTGATCTTTTACTTCTGGAGCTTTCATCATTTCTTTAGCTACATCTAAATAATCAGATGCTTTTACGATTTCAAAATTATCATTAAAGTTTTTATTTTGATCTAATTTAGATAATTCAAATTTATTAACCCGAACAAATTCACCTTTGCCTTGAGTAATTGCTTCTGCAATACCTAATGGGCCACCCTTTTTACCTTTAGGAACAACATAAAAATTCTCTCTTTTCATCATTTCTTCTTTTTCTAATTTCGCTGTTGCCTCATCTTCTGCAACTTTACCTAATGCGTATTCACCAGCTTTAGCTGCGGCAAGTTTAGCTTGTTGTTTAGCTTTTTCAAAGACTGGTAATGCTTTTGATCCAGCCTCCCCAACTGCACTTAACATATTACCTACATTAAAACCTTTACCAGCTTTATTCTGCATCAGTGCTAAACCTAATGCCATAAGTGCACCTGACTTATCAACTTTACCTGATGCGTCAATACCTGTTGCTTCAGAAAATTCTTTTTTGTAATCTTCTAAAGTTTTTCTTTTTGTTGGTTGTCCTTCTCTTGCATCTGCCGCAGATTGTAAAGCAGAAGTAAATAATTCATCTAACTTATCTTGCTCTGATACTGCTGGAGTTTCGTCAGCTTTACCTGTTGTATCTGTTGTATCTGTTGTATCTGTTGGAGTTTTAACTGCATCTGTTTTGGTATCACCTATTAATCCAAAAGTTTCATCATCATCCATTGTAAGTTGTGGTTCTTTTGGTTCAAACTTTGCTACAAATTTTTTATCTTTTGGTGCAAACTTTGGATCAAATATATCAGGACTAATTTCTCCAAAACCCATATCTCCACTAGGGTCTTGTTGTCTCACTTGTGGAGCTAATTTTAAAGATTCTTTTTCTCCAGCAAAAGGACTTTTCGCTGTAAGTGCACTCATAACTCCTTGTGGTGCTCTCATTGCAGTATCATAAACACCTAAAATAGTTTCTAAACCAACATCACCAGCAGAACCTAATCCTTTAAGTAAAGTTTCACCAATTGTTATATCTGGATCAGTGTAATCTTTATCAACTAAAGCACTTAATCCTTTGTCGCTACCTATAAAATATTTTTTACCACCTGTTAAATCTAAACCTTTTAACCCTGTTAAATTAGGGTAAGGATTAAAAATTTTATTTATTAGTGGTCTATTATCTTCAGCCATATTTACTGTCCATATGGAGCAACACCCTGTAAGGTTGTATAAGCACCTATACCTGCCAAGAATGGGTTTGTTGCTGGTGTTACTGTAGATTGAAACGTACTTGCTATGTCAGAGCTTGGCATCCCTGATAAGAAGCTAGAGCCTAATTGAAGTCTTGTAAATGGCTCCATTATATTTTGCATTTGATTTTGTCTGTAAGCGTCAAGCATTTGTTGTTGATATGTTCTACCCATTGCACCTAAACTTGAAAGAGAGCCTAAATCAGCACGTCCTAACTCAGATGTCAGTCTTCCCAAATCTCCAGTAGTGCCAGCGAAACGATTATAA